TCAAGGGAACAATATTGTTTAGTAGAATCTAAATCATATGCCGAAGATACTTCATCAAATGTTGTATTTGGAAGTTCTGGTTCGAATGGAGCTGTGAATACCACGAATGGATTTATTAGTTTAAACAACTTAGCAAATACAATTAACGGCGATTTAGTTTTTCAAGTTGGCGATATTGTAACTTATGCAAATACAACTGGTGACTCAACTGGCGGTCTTTCTTCTGGTTCTAATTATTATGTAATTAGTTCAAACAGTTCTGGTTTAATTCTTTCTTCAACCAGAGACGGTGTTTCTGCTGTTACTGCCGCCGCTGGGGGAACAGAACACTCATTTACTGCTGATATGAAGAAAGTTACATTTACTATTCAAGATCCGTTTAGATTAAATGAAAACTATTCTTCTAATACAGCTTCAAGGTTCTGGGAGTATTTTAATGTAGTAGATACTGCTCCAGGGCAATCTGATTATGTTTTGTATAACGGAAATACTTCTGCTCAAGATGAAATGCACGTTGTTGTGGTAGACGAAGGTGGTGATTTCACCGGAACTCCAGGAACAATCCTTGAAGTATTTGCCGCCGTTTCAAGAGCAACTGATTCAAAGAATTCTAACGGAACAGTAAATTATTATGTTGATTTAATCAACGAATCTTCAGAATATGTATGGGTAGTTAATGACAGAACTACGGCTTATTCAAATACTGCGTTGAATGTAACTTCATCATCTAGCGCTTCTTCATTAAATACTCGTTTTAGATTCGGTTCTGACGGATTGGATGAAGAAAATGCAACACTTTCTATCCTTGGCGATGCATATGATTTATTTGCTTCTGCTGAAGATATTGATATTTCTTTGGTAATGCAAGGAAGGCCAGTCGGAGGAAGTACAGTTGTTAATGGCGAAACTATTGTTGATTATCAATTAGCAAATTATATTATTGACAATATCTGTGATGCCAGAAAAGATTGTGTTGGATTTGTATCTCCTGACAAAACAGCTGTAATTAATAATATTGGCCGCGAAGCTACTTCTGTTAAAAACTGGAGAGGTGCAGTAAGAAATACTTCTTATGCAGTAATGGATTCGGGTTATAAGTATCAATACGATAGATATAATGATGTGTATCGCTGGGTTCCTTTAAATGGCGATATTGCTGGTTTATGCGCTAGAACTGACCAAACTAACGATTCTTGGTGGTCGCCTGCTGGATTTAACCGTGGTAACATTAAGAATTTCGTAAAGCTTGCTTGGAACCCAAGAAAAGCAGAGCGTGATATTCTATATCCTAACGGTGTTAACCCAGTAGTTTCTTTCCCAGGTCAGGGTACTGTTCTATTCGGTGATAAAACTCTACAAGCTAAACCTTCTGCATTCGACAGAATTAACGTTCGTAGATTGTTTATTACGCTGGAAAAGGCTATTTCTAAATCGTCTCAATATTTCTTATTCGAATTTAACGATGCGTTTACTAGAGCACAGTTTAAAAACTTGATTAATCCTTACCTAAGAAACATCCAAGGCCGCCGTGGTATTTACGACTTCTTGGTAGTTTGTGACGAAACTAACAACACTCCGTTTATTATTGATTCTAACCAATTTGTTGGTGATATCTATATTAAACCTGCGCGTTCTATCAACTTCATTCAATTAAACTTTGTGGCCGTTGGAACTGGTGTCCAGTTCTCTGAAGTTGTTGGTAAGTTCTAGTAAACTGTTCTATCTGAATATTCCCCGAGATAATATCAAAGGGAATATCAAGTGAATGGTAAATGTACATTTTTAGGTTCCACCTGATGTCAGAAACCCTAAATATTAATAAACATTAAAGGAATAAAATTAATGGCGTTTAACATTAATAATTTTAAAGCAAACGGCGTAGTGTACGGTGGAGCAAGACCTTCGTTATTCAAGGTCACACTAAATACACCTGAAGGTCTTGCATTATCTCCAGATTCAAAAAAGAAATTTGAATTTACCTGTAAATCAGCAGAATTACCAGGTTCTATGGTTTCTTCCGTTCCAATTCCATATTTCGGAAGATCTATTAAAGTTGCCGGACAAAGGGATTTCCAAGATTGGTCGGTTAGCGTAATCAACGACGAAGATTTTTCTGTTCGTGCATTATTTGAGGCCTGGTCGAATTCACTAAACCGTCACGTTTCAAACTTGAGAGATTCGTTAGTTGATGAAGAACAATATAAAGTTGATCTAGTAGTCGAACAATATGGTAAAGACGGAAGCATTATTCGTTCATATAAATTAGAAGGGGCTTTCCCCACTATGATTTCTCCTATTGGTCTGGATTGGAGTTCTGCAAACCAAATTGAAGAATTTGGTGTTACCTTTTCATACGATCTTTGGGTTCCTGAAGTTGAACAGTCTGCTAAAAAGGCTGGCGGAACTAATGTTTATGGCGATAAAACCACGGCAGTAAATAGTTTAGTTGAATTATAAATAATGTATAAACGGGGTGGAAAATTTCCACCCCTAATTTTGGAGAAAATAATGAAGTTATTTGGTTACAGTTTTTTTGAACCGGTTGAGGAAAAGGAAGAATATAAATCCTTTACACCAAAGGTAGATGACGACGGCGCTGTTGAAATTTCAACAGGCGGCGCATTTGGCACATATGTAGATCTTGATGGAACTGTACGAACTGAGGCTGAATTAGTTTCCCGCTACAGGGAAATGTCATTAAATGCTGAATGTGATTCGGCAATTGATGAAATTGTAAACGAAACAATTGCAATTGATGAACAAAAATTAGTCACAATAAACCTTGACAATTTAAAAGTAGATCCAAAAACAAAAGATATTATTCGTAAAGAATTTGATTATTGTTTAAATCTTATCAGCTTTCAAAAATATGCTTATGAAATTTTTAGAAGATGGTATATTGATGGGCGTTTGTATTATCATGCAATTATTGACGAGAAAAATCCCCAAGAAGGCTTGAAAGAACTTCGTTTTATTGATCCCAGAAAAATACGTAAAATTAGGGAAGTTCAAAAATCAAAAAAGAATGAAATAGGTTCATCATCTCCAGCAGAAGTTTCTATTTCAAAAACTGTAAATGAATATTACATTTATAATGATAAAGGGTTTCATTTAGGAAATAAAAACCTAGGTGGTGGAGGAGTAAGCGGTTTAAAGGTCGCAAAAGATTCTATTATCCACATAGTATCCGGTATTACGGATAATCAAGGTCAAATGGTTCTTTCTTATTTACATAAAGCCATTAAACCTTTAAATCAATTAAAAACACTAGAAGATGCTCTTGTAATTTATCGTTTAGCCCGCGCTCCAGAACGTAGAATTTGGTATATTGATGTTGGTAACTTACCAAAAATGAAAGCCGAGCAACACGTTCGGGATATTATGGTTAAACATAAAAACCGTTTAATTTATGATGCAGCAACTGGTCAAATTAGAGACGACCGTAAATTTATGACAATGCTTGAAGATTATTGGCTTCCACGTAGAGAAGGCGGTCGCGGAACTGAGGTAACTACATTACCTGGTGGACAAAATCTTGGGGAAATGGATGATGTTCTCTATTTCCAAAAGAAATTCCTTCAAGCATTAAACGTTCCGACAACTAGATTAAATTCAGATTCAGTATTTTCGTTGGGTAGGGCGACTGAAATTACTAGGGATGAAGTAAAATTTTCAAGATTTATAGTAAGGCTTCGTTCGAGGTTTTCAAATTTATTTATGGAAATGTTGCGGCATCAACTAGTATTAAAAAATATTACTACTGTTAATGACTGGAATGATATTAAAAACTTTATTCGTTTTGATTTTGCGAAAGATAATTATTTCGCTGAATTGAAAGAATCTGAAATACGTCAGCAAAGAATTACGCAAGCCCGTGATTATCAAGATATGGCTGGAAAATATTATTCTCACGATTGGGTCAGAAAGAATATTTTGATGCAATCTGAAGATGAAATTGCACAACAAGATTCACTAATTGATGAAGAAAATCAGTCGCAAG